ACAACTTTGAGTGCCTCTTCTAGTTTCTTTCTGACCCACAATGGCGTTGATGATTTTGCAGTTTCTATACCCATCATTTTGAGTTTAGGTGTAGTAAGTCTTACACCCTCATTGTCATGCACATTTAGAATGTATCGTTTCTTGGCAGTCCAGATACCTCTATCTGCAATAACTTCACGACCCATTTCCATTTTCTGTTCAAATGCATTTGTGTAATCTGCAAGGTCTTCAAAACCTTTTTCTAATATGTCTTCTATCTGAACTTCTGCCTTAGATAAGAAGTCTATTACTTTATCTTTTGGTGCATCAGGTAATACTTGTTGCACTAATTTATCCATTGTGATATAGATTGAGTCTGTATCAATTGCGATTACATAATCTTCGTCTTTTGTTTTGAGAACATTGTTTAGATATTCATTACATATCTTTTCTGCCCAACGAATCGCAAGTTGACCTGATAGAGTGATTGCCTCTGCCATGTCGATAGAGAAGAATGCAAAGTATTGATTCGCCATTGCACCATAGGCTGAGTTCAATGCAATCTTACGAACTTGTTGATTGTTGTATGCCCTCTTAATTAGAGTGTCGAGTTGTTTTCTTCTAGCAGTATCAGTAGTTCTTTCCTTTTCTTTCTGATACTCAATCATTTTCTTTTTCCACTTCTTTCTTTCTTCATAGAAAGTTTCCATGAGTTCAGGAAACATGCCTTGTTTATCACGAGAGAACAGAACACCATTTGGTGCTACTGCTGTGTTTGTCTGTTTACAATATGATAAGTCACATTCTTTGTTTAACATTCTATCTACAGTCACATCTTGACGATTGCCTTTTATCATTTTCTCAGGTGAAATGTTATACTGCATTATCAGATGTGGGTATAGAGAGTTCAAGTCAAACGACATCACCCAATTATGACCGCCAACAATAGGTTCTTTTACATAGGCACCTACAATAGGTTTGTTCTTATCGTTGCCTGTTTTAAGTCTTTGTGGTGGTGTTTGTATGTTTTGGTCTTTGAGAAAGTTATAGATGATAGTTTCCCAATACTTCACCATGCCGAATGTGTCAATGTAATTACACTTTGCACTATAAGCCATTGTGATAATCAGATCAATGAAACCTAATTTCTCTTCTAGTTCTTCTACAAGAACAACATCTCGAACATTATATTCTAGAAACTTACCATAGTCTTGTCGATATAATGTATGTAAAGAACCAAAGTCACTGTAATCTATTTTACCTTTGCCTAGTTCAAACTGTGCAATGTAATCTAATTTATATGACTCTTGATTATGAAATGTATTCTTACGATACAGTTCTAGATAGTCGATGATGTTTACACCACTGAGTTCGAAGATTTGATTCTTCTGATAACCCATTGATGTATATTCTCTTGTGTGTGATTGACCCCATGGCGATAACTTCTTATGTTCATCTTCACCTAGAATCTTATCGATACGATTACAAAGATATGTAATATCAAAACTGTTTACATTCCAACCTGTAATAATATCAAACCATTCTGTTCGCCAATACTTTACAAACTTTTGTAATAAGTCTGTTTCGTTTTTACAATTGTGATAGACTAGATTCTGATTATGTTCCCATGGACCAATGCCAAAGACTTGACATTCTTTACCAAAAGGTTTGATTGATATTGCATTGATTTTTTCTGATGCCAACATTGGTTCTGGAAAACCATTTTCGCACTCACACTCAATATCTAATGTTGCAGTTTTGATAAGTGATGTATCATACTTAATATCACCTTGAAACTTATCTGCAAGATAAGTATAAACATATCTATCGTAGCCGTGAACTTCGAATCCTTCTACACCTGAATACTTCTCTCTGAATTTTCTTGCGCCACCCATAGAGTTTAAATTTACAAGTTCTAGATTACGACCGTCTAGAGACTTGTAAGGTGACTCGTTCTTTTTAGATAAGATATAATGATTAGGTCTATAGTTTACTGCAACCTTTTTCTTGGTTCGCCCTTGATAACCTGTTATTAATATCTTGTCACGACTACGACATACATTCGTATAAAAATCCATAATATAATTATATCAGAAAAGTTATTCGTTTAATAGTGATTTTTTGCCTTCGAAATCAAAATGTTTTCTGATTACAGATTTGATTTCTTCCCAATGACCTATTTTGTTTAGTTCATCTTCGACTGTTTGCATCATATCTGGATGATCTGCCACACCCGATGCATTCTTTGTTAATACTTCAACATTGATTTTGTGTTTTTCAATCATTGCATCTGCATGTTTTACTTGTGCCATAAGCACTTTGTTTTGAAAATCTATCATAATACTCCTATGTTTCCAACACCATCTGTTGTAGTTCTTTACTTCTTCTGCCAACTTGACCATACCATCTGGAGTCTTCCATTTGTCTAGACATTTCTTCCCAATCGCCTGTTGAACATGCATATAACATATTTCTAAACTTAGATAATCTATTTGGTCCTAAGTTGAAACACATGTTTACTAATACATGTTGTATGCTTTCTGGAAGATCATCAAAGTTCATGTTGTTCTTTTCACAAACATGATATGTTTCTTCTAGATGTTTATCGAAATCTGCTTCGTAGTATCTATCTACAACTTCTTGTGATACAGGCGTACCATCTGGTTCGCCATATTCTTTATCATCTTCTCTTATAAGATGTCCGACACCAAGTGTCAAATAACCAAGTGAGTCTTTATAAATTTCTAAGACTTCTCCTTCGTGTCTTTTAATCTCTGCTTTTAGAATCTCTCTGTTCATGTTCCCTCTTCATTTGTTCATCCATGAGTTCAACTAATATGTCACCCATTAGATCGTTAAGTTCGTTATTATTTAGTAATTCTTCAATTACTTCCTCTGTTGCCTCTACTCCTTCTGGCGTTCTTCTTATAGTTCGTTTGAAGTTGATTTGTGGTTCACCATCTACAAACTGCACATCACCATATTGATAGACTAATCCTTTCCATTCACCAGATATCAATTCGATACCTGCATCCTTCTCATAAGGATTTTCTACTACACGATAAACTTCTTTAAATAACATTATCTTATTATATCTATATCTGGATTTTTATTCCAGACTTCTAACTCTGTTCTTAATCTTTTCTCTGATTTGAGTTTATCAAATCTTTTACCTGCTAGTTTTTTCCACCAAGTCACTATCTGTTCTAATTCAAATCTATCATAGTTAGGTCTTTTAATTAGTGTATCTGTTTCTAGATTAAGATAGTCTGCAACATTGTCATACCCATATGTAGATATAAATGTTCTCTTCTTTTCTGTAAGACCTTTTGCATCTACAAGGGCAGTCTTAAATGTTTCTAAATCTTTTCCTTCTAATGAGTTTCTAATAATAGAAATCATTTTAGTTTGTGTCTTTAGTTTTCTACTACTTGCATCTTCATCTACAAGTGGTCCTTTGTTTCTATCTTCAAACCACTTTCTAAGATCGTGGTATTTTTCATCATTGATTGCAGGCACAAAATCTGATAATGTAAGACCTGCATATCGTAGAAAAGGTTTCATGCCATCATATTGTGATACTTGTTTTGTAGAACCATATAATGATGTTGTTTCAAACATACAGAAATCTGTATTATACTTTTCACTTAGAGCTCTTCTTGCAAGATGTGAACAACAAATGCCTGCAAGTAATTTACCACCAAGATAATTAAAACCAAATGGTTGTGTTGGCACTATTATGAAACCCATGATTGCACTATCATTAAATCTCTTCATGACTTCCATGTTTGTTGTCTGTAGTGGTCTGCCTAAGAAATCGTTTCTAGGTTTAGAGTTGATTGTTGGTGAACCGAATCTAATAAAACCTACAATTTTATTTGTATTTAATTCATAGACAACCCACTTTAGACTTTTGCCTGGCACTGATTTTTCTATTGCATGTGATGTGACTATCTCTAGATAGTTATCATACATATCGTTTGGCACTTCTCTACAAACGAATTGCATATCTTCTGGATGCATTGTAAAATCTTGAAACATCTCATCTTCTGGTCCATAACCAAACAAAGGTGTTGGTATATCTTCCATTCTTTCGAGTTTTACTTTACGAAGATAATCATCAATACGACCAAAGTTCTTATAGTAATCTATAAAAACCTGTGATGCAAATTGAGCGTCTTGTTTATTGAGTATCATGTCTAAAAAATTTTCTTCTTATAATATATACTCTGATGTAGGCAAAGATTGTCATGAACAAAGTAATCGATGTGCCTATGTAAAAAGTATTAGTCATACCAATTAAATCTATGAGAACAAACAATAAAAGTAAGTTCAAAGGATAATTAATAAGTAGACCTGTGCCTACTGTTGTCGCTGTTTCTTTGTGTATTCTTCTTGACTTAGGACTCATAATAAAAAACCTGATACCATTTTACAACAGTATCAGGTCCTTGTCTAGTTGTTTTATTCAGAAGTTAATGCTTCTAAAACATTTTCTGGTGCAGACGCCTCGTATGGGTCTGTATCAGCTAGGTCTCTCATGTCGTCTTCTGCAAAAACATGTTCTACTACATTGTCATTAATGACCATTGCATATCTCCATGACCTTTTACCAAAACCTAGATTACCTTTTTCTACTAGTGCATCTACTCTAGATGTAAACTCAAAGTTTCCGTCTGGTAATGCTTTGACATTCTTAATGCCTTGATTTTCAAACCATGCATTCATTACAAATGTATCGTTTACTGATAGACAATATACTTCATCTATGCCTGCTTTTTGAAAATCGTTATAGAGTTTTTCGTAACCTGGTAATTGTTGAGACGAACAAGTCGGAGTAAATGCACCTGGAAGTGCGAAGATTAATACTCTTTTACCTGCAAATGATTCACGAGTATTTAAACTCTGCCAATCATCATCTTGTCTGAAATTAAAATAGACTTCTGGTATTGAATCGCCAACATTTATCATAATATATCCTCT